GGGAAGGTGTAACAAACTTGTTACGAAATCCTCAAAACAGGAGAGAATTTGCTCTTGATATTTACTGGAAACATCTACAGAAGACGGGGAAATGGTTTTTAATCACACCAATAACAGTGTCGCAGCTTGCTGGTTATAGTGACATAGAATGTCAACATACTGATTACGGAGCCCTGATGACATCAGTCAGCAAAGAGTGGTTATTTCAACCACGAAGGCAACCATATGATACTAATTCGTTAAGCGATAAAACAGCGTAGCCATGACCTGACCGCTATTTTTTTCATGCTCGATGGTTTTTAAAGTCGCGGCATGGCGTTTCTGTGCCATTCGCTCTTCATATGCTTTCTTATGTGCAGCCTCCCTTGCAATAGCAGATGCTTGGTCAAGAGGTTCTGATTCCTGTTGTTTGCGCGACCTTGCAAGATGTTCCGCATTTTTATATTGTGTAACATGATTAATATCCGTCTCGCGCACATTGAAAACAGTTTCGTCTTTATGGACCCTTCGGAGATCATCAAACCGGAGTTTTCCGAATGGGTCTGAACCGATGTATGAACCGTCTTCATCGTCATCATATAGTCCGGACCCTCCACCACGATTAATCTCTTGTACATCTCTCCGAACAACTACTTGCTGTGATCTCATAGTATCAAGTGCCTTACCCATTGTAGCAACCGTAATATTTTCCGGGATGTCCATTGCAGGCTCGTCTTTTTGAAACCATTCATTCTTGCTCTTATCAATATTGCTGGGCGCAACCTTTTCATAAACTTCATTGAATGCTTTTGAGAACTTTTTCGTATCTATCTTTTCAAGTCGCGTTTTGATCTTGATGGTTTCTTCATCATCTTCATTCATTGGAACATATGGTTTATCTTCAACAATTGCCGACTGTTTGGTTTGTTCTTTGTAATAACTTAGGACCATATCATATGCCTTTTTATAAAACAAAAAATATTCGCTCGGCAGTTTCGATTTATCCGGATGTGTCATAAGTACCTGCTTTTTCGCAGCAATCATTTCATCATGTGTTGGATTATATGTTTTAATTTTAAACAGTTGTAAGAGGTCTTTGAGGGAGTACATTGATAATTCCAAATTATGTTCCATTTATCATACAAAGTATTTTCTTTTAATATTTTTGTGTCAAAAATAATAAATATAAACATTCTTTATGGTAATTATAAAGAATGTTTGGAACTTGTTGTGTATGTCTATGTGTACTCAATAATGAGCAGGGATTGCCGAGTGTACTCAATAATATACAAAAAATGCAACGACTATTTACAATCGAAATTATTGTATACTATGACAAATCTCATGATAAGTCACTTGAAATACTTGAAAACTATCATAGAACACATACCAATATTACTATCATTAAAGGGGGTTCAAAATTATACACGGGCGCAAATGAAAGGACAAAAAATATATCGACTGCACGCAATTTCTTACTTCAAGAGATAAGAAAATGGGTTATGCGTCCAGACTATTTTATTATGATGGATTCAAATGAATATGCATGCGTTGGTGATATAAATATAGACATACTGGAAACCGTCTTAAAATATAGAGAAGGTTGGGACTCTGTATCATTTGATAGAGAGGCCGGTTATTATGACTATTGGGCACTATCTATACAGCCCTTTATCTATAGTTTTTTTCATATGTGTCCAAAATCACGTGATATTGATCTATGTAAAAAATATCTTCATAATATTTTACAAATTTATAAACGCATGGGCGAGAATGCATTTATTCCTGTACATTCCGCATTTAATGGATTTGCAATATATAAAACCAGTAAGTTTATCAACTGTTATTATTCGGACATAATTGACTGGACCTTGTTTCCAGAGGGTTCTGTACAGACACATATGGCATGTGTGTCAAAAAGTCTCATTAATGTTTTTGATATGGATTGTGAGCACCGGCATTTCCATTTACAGGCAATTAAACAAAATGGTGCCAAAATATACATATATCCATATTCGCTGTTTAAAAAAGTAGAGAATCCACCACCAAACGCACGCGGGCCGTGCTGATTATTTCAACCATTTATACTTGACAATTAGTCTGGTTCATCGTGATTGGCGTATTATACTTTTTATTAAATCCAAAGTTAACTAACGATTTCAGTACATTGTAGTCGTATAACTGATAGTACCGTTTTACATCTCTTGTCAATACAAATAATGATAACGCCTTGTTATCCGAAATAATTGAATAATCATAATAACCATCAAATACTGGTCCTAATTCCAATACCCAGTAAGGTGCGTCAGTTGCGCCGTCCAAGTGCACCGTTAAGTAGCCGCAACAATCCCCATCTTTATAATACGCATACCCGCGAATATTATCATACGCTCCAGCTGGATCTATCTGTTGGTTAAATACTGATACAGTACCATTATCATTTATTCCATATTCTGCAGTTGCACATTTTCCGTCTTTTTGAAATAATTTATCGAATTTGTCTTCATACACTTGATACCATTTACCAGTATACTTGGTAAGATCCAACACATCGACCGCTTTGTAATCGCTGCATAAACTAACTCCTAATATTGATGCCAATAATAGGAGCTGACAATACATAATATGGTGTATACATAGATGTTTATTTGTAAAACACATAAACAATATATCACTGTTTATGTATACTTATGCTAATTGAAGAAATATCCGACAAAACTGCATTGCAATCTATAATCAGAGGATCTCCTGGACCAGTTGTACTGAAATTTGGAGCAGAGTGGTGCGGTCCTTGCAAACAAATTGAACCACTTGTCAAAGATTGGTTCAATCGGATGCCCGATAACGTAACAAGAGGAGTTCTTGACGTTGATGACAATTTTGAACTATATGCTCATCTTAAAAGTAAACGGGTGATTCCATCTATTCCGGCAATGTTGATGTATGAACCAGGAAATGACACCGTTCATGCCCCGGATATTATTAACCTTGGTTCAAACAAAGAAAGCATTGATGGGTTCTTCACTCAAGTTATTGCACGATCGTCCCTTCAATCTTAACAATCGGTTGTTCGTTGTTGAGTTCGACAGGGTTGGACCAACGATGTCTATCAATAAATGTAAGAAACGCCATCACCATTGTAGTGATTGTCATTATACCATACGCTAAAAAAGGCATATTATTCTCCATCGTGATTGTTTGAACTATACATAGATTTTTACACCATTGAATGGTTAAAATGCCGAGAAAAATATACAATATACAATATATTATATGGTTGAATATATTTTCACAATTGGTTGTTTTGATAAATTACATAAAGGTCATATAAAATTATTAGAAAGCATGCAACAACATACTGAAAAAATTATTGTAGGGTTACATGATAATAATAGTATTGAAAAAATAAAAAATGTTTCTGATGTTGATTCTTATGATAATCGTAAAAAGAATTTAGAAAAATATGTATATGATATTTTTATTATTAATGATATAGATCCAACAAACGCTATAAAAGAATATATAACAAATAATTTTACTGAAAATTACGAAATTAAAAATACAAATATATTAAAAAATACCGATATAGGTATTTTTGATTATGATAATTTTGAAATATTTGCTACTAATTTTAATAATTTAATCCCACATAGTGATAAAAATAGAAATAATTCATTTTGGGTATATAAAGGACAAAAATCTAATATATGGGATAAAGGACAAAAATCTAATGTATGGGATACATTAGATGTAAATATGTGCAAAAACCATGAATTAATTGATGATTCTAATAAAAAAATATTAAAATATAGATGCCTTTGTAATAGTAAATTTACAACATTACCTATTGGTAATAGATCAAATCACTTGTATAAGGATGACAATTATATTATATATAATGAAAGAGACTATAAAGGTCGTTTATTTGATGGAAATGGACGTATGGTAATGAAAGAAACCAAAACTGATTATAAGTCAACTACTTTTGATATACATAATAATAGCACTATACACGGTGGATCAGAAGATTATAGATATATAATATTTAATGAAGAATTATACGTAATAATGAATGGTTTACCAAAAAATAGTAAACAAAGACAAATGTATTTGTATAATGTTAAAAAAAATAAAATTTGTCAATTAAATATAAAAAATTATGATGTGAGTAATATTTATCAAAAAAACTGGATTCCTTACGTTTATAAAAACGAATTATATTTTATATATTCTTTCCTTGAATTATGTGTTGTTAAACTGATAAATGAAACATCAGGTGAATGTGAGTTAGTATATGGAAATCCGTCATTGTTTACAAACAAAACGTTATTTGGCGGAACCAACTTGTGTCATTGGAAAAATGATTTATTTATTGGTTTTTCTCATATTAGAAAACCATGGTATGCTATTCCTATCATATTTGATGCTAAAAACTATAAATATATTACGACAACAACTCCTATAAAAATTAAAACCCCATTTGAATTAAACTTATTAAAAGATAAAATCGTTCAGTATCCATACTATTTTACAAAGTGTCAGGATAAATATGAATTATCTGTATGCCATCAAGATTTTTTTTCTATTAAATATGAAATTAGCACAGATAAAGTACATAGTTTATTTACTAATTTATTAAAATATGAAAATATGTGCTTTATGAGAGCAGATGATAACAAAAAATTTCCTGGTATTGATTATGTTAAAAGCATTATGCCTATTCAATATTTACCATATTCAAACGAAATATCGGCGACTAAAATACGAGATTTTACAAAGAGCAGATTAGGTTTAATGAACTATCTTTTACGTAATGTAGTTGATATTTTGGATGAAAATAATATACCTTATTATTTAGATTGTGGAACATTATTAGGTTGTATAAGAGAAAATGGATTAATGGAGAAGGATACAGATATTGATGTAACAACACACTTATCAAATTGGGATAAATTAAACTCAATAGATTTTAATAAATATGGATTAGAACGAATAAGAACATATAATGATTTTCCCCAAAAAGAATCTGGTAATATGATTAGTGTTAAAACTAAATATAGTAATTTGTATTGTGATATATATACAAATCCAGCATTTCCACAATTAGACAAAAAAATTTTAAATGGAAAAAGTTACAACATACCACTAAACAGCGATTTATATTTATCGCAATTATATGGTAACTGGAAAATTCCATCACAGAAACATGCAACAACGAAATACCATAGAGGAAATGGATTAGTTAATTCGGAATATTTTGAATTTTGGGATAAAGATTTTGAAATTTTCAAATGTAATATGTAATTATATGGCTATACATAGATTTTTAAAACACATTATTCCATTCATGCATTAGGTCTTGAAAGTGCATGCTATACATGTCTGTATCAAACAGATGCTTGTTCTGTTTGGCAAGACGCAATTTTAATTCGTAGTCCAAGTTTTCATTTAATAGTGTGTTCAATAATTTTTTCTGTTCGTACTGTCGTGCAATATTAAGTTTACATGCGCGTTTATCATAGTGGTATTCATCATCACGCATATCAACACCCTCATATGGGTTATTATTGTCACGGAAAAGGGCAAGCACGAATGTAAATAGGTGAATAAGACCGAGCATAGTTAGTTGTTATTGGTTATTGTAGTCATTAACAAACAATTTTATATGATTAGTATTGTTTAAGAATGTGATCAATATATGAAAAAACTTAAAATAAATCTATGGTTTATATGTATATGAAAGTTTATGATAGAGAAAACAAACAATACTTTATACAAAAATTTTTACAGAGGGCAGTATACAATGATGAAAGTGATGAAGATGACTATCAAGAAGAACCGCTTGGTATAGAGCCACGGATGGTTATTGATGATAGTATCAGAAAGGATTTTTCATTTGTTCTAAAAGAATTATCTGTGCAGGAAATTCCTGTAAGGATTGTTCCTTTTCGCATTCGGTCTTTAAAAAATGATGTCCCGTTTGTGCAATTTTTTATCGATGGCAATGACATGTCGTTATACAAATATTCTGTAACCGCGCAGGATTTTGATGACATTGAACAGATTGTTGAAGATGAACATCCGGTTACTACAAGGTTTCGGTTAATGTTGGAGGACGAGTCTATTAAGATGGGCATAGTGACCCCGAAATATCACGGGTTTATTGTAGTTGATGGTACGGTGATTGCCTTTATTGATTCCCCTCAGGCATCGAATGAAAATGGTATATGGATTGTTCCGACCCCATATGATAATTATGCAGAGGATGCCACAAAATTATTTGCCGATATGCGTATTACAACTGTTACGATAGACGGTGATATTGCCCCAATTCCGTCCGTCGGATACATTTGTACCATTGAAAACAATGTATTAGTAAATGCACGGGACGAAATCTACTTGGAAAAACCTATCGATTTTCAGGGAGATTATCAATATGTGTTTTCTCAACTCCCTATTGGCAATGGTGGTATACGTTACGTCTTATTAGGAACAGAAGTGGAAAAGGATGGTGCTAAATACTATGTAACCCATAATTACGATAATTTTATAAAAATGGTCGCCTGAATGTAATATGAAATTTGTCATATTACATACGTTTATACTTCGCCTGCTACGTAGTCACGAATATAGTTTTCAAGCGCGTCTTCATTTATTTCGTCGGCCATATACGTTCTTGTGTAGGTTCGTATCTCTTCTGGTATGGGATTGCGTGTATATATATTTCTGAAATTGGTAACATACTCATCAATTTTTTCTGCATCTTCTTTGTATTTATTTTGAGCTTCTTCTACGCTGCGCTTAAAGCTCTTGCGCGCATGCTGTTTGCGGATTTCGGTTTCAATGAGACCGTGCTCTTTTTCCTTTATTGCTCGCTCCTGCTCTTCAATCTCTCTTTGTCTCCGCATGATCTCTTCGCTTGGATCATCGGGTATTTCTAAATACCATTTGTGACGGGCTTCGTGCGCTGATACAATGATATTACATATGTCGGGTTTTTTCAGCTGTTCATAACGGTCCCTCTGTTCTGTTCCTTCAGCACCCTTAAACGTTGCCATAAATTCATCAATAACCTTTTGGTCAATGGGTGGACTGGTTTCCACTAACCGATCAAACTCCTGTCGGGTAAGTTTAAGAAAGCTCCCTGCATCAGATCGCTCAGGTGGAGGCTTGGCCAATTCAATCCGGATATTTCGGGCATACTTGTCCCATGCAATCGACATCACTCGATGGGATTCATTAAGCTCGGAAATTTTCAGGTACTGCTGAATAGTTGTTAGAATACCAATGAAGATATTCAGTGATCCAATCGCGAGCGGCGCAAGGGCCTGGAAATTGGTTGGCATACTCTCCTGTGCAAACGATGCGGTACCGCTAATCGTTGAGAGAATAATCGCGGGGATTGTGAACCATGCATGCGAACGAGAATATTTGACATGCGAACGGGCATGCAACCACTTATAACATTGTGCGGCATCGCACCACTCAACCAGGATTTCCTCGTTCTCAGGGGACCATTCAACCTTTATCTTACTTTCTGTAGGCACACTTGAGTTTCCACCTACACTTTCTCCATCTACTTGTTTTGAACTCATTAAAATACAACTATAAAAATAAACCTATAATTGTACGAAATTACGCGTTTACTCTTTCATCATCACTGTCATGTGTCAGATCAGACACATTTGTGCGAGGCGAGGTCACGCCGGGGTTCTCTATTAGTTCGTTTGTGGCGTCATCAATAGATCCTACATCAATGGTTTCTTCTAATATGGCATTACTTACTTTTTCTGAAACGGGTGCAAGTATTGTTGGCTCCGTTGCATCATCATCGGCGTATTTTGTACGGATGTCTTCGGTAAGTTCATCGGGTCTTCCGTGTACGTCATTAATTGAAAATGTACAGTTATCATTTACAGTATCTTCTACCTCGTCACAAAATGCTTTTAATTTTTGCTTGCTACGCTCAAGATGTTTTTCATGAGAAATCTGGAAAAAGGCCATGTAGTTCATAAATAACCCAATCTTATTTTGAAGCAATTGGTTATCGAATTCAAGAGTATTGATCAAGTTGGATATACAATGTCCTACTTTATGATTTATGTAATAGTCTGCAATTTCCTGTCGCTTGGTTTGATAGTGATGAAAAAGATCTTCAATAATGGATAATACTGTATTATGTATGGATACTATATCATTCATTGGGTATTCTCGAAATGGCTCAAGATCTTTGTACAGTATGTACTCTCTAAATTTTCTTGATGTCGAATCAGGTAATTTTGCTTCACGGTAATATTTAATTACCATCATAAGCAGTTTGTAATAGTCACAATAAAGGCGGTTTTGTACAAAGGACACGCCTCGTTCGATGCTTTCCAACTCATATTGAAACGATTTAAACTGAAAATAGAACGAATCAACACAGAAAAGAAAGGTTGAATCTGCTGTATGCTGGACCATTTCTGCATAAGCTGATTTCAATGTACCAAGTGTACGTGTTGATTCTGTACGTAAATTACTGCACTCATCTACACTCTTACGTATATGAATAAAACTATTTTTTAGTTCTTCTCTATGATGTGCATGGGATTTGTCGAACTCCATTGTAATATATACGTATATATTCACCGTACATATGAAATGAAATAATTATTCTAAAAAAAGGTATGAAGTTTCTACGCGTGTACATTATACATGGAAACCGAGCCAATAGAAAACTTTTGCAAAATTGTTATTGACATGTTACAAGATGTCGAACCCGTATTTCCCGAGTTTAAAGACACAGTTCAAACACTCGTGGAAAGCTGCAAAGAAGACAAGAATACAGTTTATTCATACGCGATGGGCGTAATCCCGCCTCGGTTCTTCGATATTCTCTATCATAACGATGATATGTTTAGTGATGAAGATATTGATACGCAGTTTTTGCCTGGTCTTGATTTTTCGCATCTTTTCAATGCAGAAGGTGTATCTGATAATACAAAGGGTCAGCTATGGAAATATCTACAATTAATTCTTCTCTCTTTGGTAGAAGGTGTAAAGGATAAATCCGAATTCGGCGACTGCGCTGATCTATTTAGTGGCATTAATGAGGATGATTTACATGAAAAAATGAAGGAAGCATTTGAGGGGGTCGGCGAAATGTTTGATAATGAAGAAGAAGGTCAGCAGGAAGAGGGAGAAGAAGGAGAAGAGAAGGAAGGGGATGCATCTGGAAGAAGAATGCCGGGAGGTATTCCTAACATCGAAACACTACAGGAGCATTTGAAGTTTGTTTTCGAGGGCAAGATTGGTACACTCGCAAAAGAATTAACGCAGGAAATGAAGGAAGAACTATCTGATCTTATTGGGGATGATGGGGAAAATGCAAATCCGAAAGAGGCATTTAAACGCCTTGTGCGAAATCCCAAGCGCATTCAAGATCTCATTAAAAAGCTCACTGCACGCGTAGAAGAAAAGGTAAAGAGTGGAAATATCAGCAAAGAAGAGCTGATGTCCGAAGCCAAAGAAATCATGGGTAAAATGAATGAATTTGGCGGAAAGGGTAAGTTTATGAACATGATGAAAGGCATGGCCAAGTCGGTAGGCGGCAAGGGAGCCAAGTTCAATATGGGCGCGTTTGAGAAAATGGCGAAGCAGGGAGAAGAGCGTGAACGCCTACTGAAGAAGTTAGAGGAACGCAAAAAGGCTCGAATTGTCGAAGAAAATAATAAGAAAACATTTACTATTGCAGGGGAGGAACAAGAGAAAAGTCAACGTGAATATGCAGACAAGATTATTAATGAACTGATTGCCGATGATGAAATGTTACCTCCGCCGCCCAAGACAAAAAGTAAACCAAAGAGTAAAACAAAATCAAAGAAGAGTAAAAGTAAAAAATAAACGGATATAGTAAATGAATCTCCTTAACTTCATTAATCTGCGTGTTTTTATCATTACTTTTTTGACCGGTCTTCTTATTCTATACTACGTAATGCCTAATGAGGACATTGTTTACGTGTATCCTACTCCAGAAAATGTAGATTTGATTCAGTACAAAGATAAGGCCGATAATTGTTACTCGGTAAATAAGAAGGAAGTTGAATGCCCTGAAAAAAGTAGCTTTTTATCACATATCCCTATCCAGTAAAATGCACATCTATAATATATGCACTTTGCCAAACTAATTCATACTGACGCGGGTCGACTTATATTTTCTGCCATTTTAGGACTTGGTCTTGCTACCATGTTTAGAAAAACTTGTCGAGACAAAAACTGTATAAAATTTGCTGGACCCGTATTGCCGGATTTTGAAGACAAGATTTACAAATTTAATGGCAAATGTTATAAATATAATGCGGAACCTATGCCATGTGCGAGTCATAAGAGAACACTTGAAATGAAAAAACAATAACTTATTCGTTGCAATTGTAACAAATAAGTGTTCTATTGTTGTATACTATATGAACAACGTCACTCGTATAAGCGACTTACCTACGAATGATGCACAGCATCCGTCTAATTTAAGCAACACTCTTGTGAAGGAACAAAGTACTAATTATGTTCCCATTAATGTGCATCCCAATCCTTACGGTATATCAGAACAAAACCCTATTATGCCACAACAGGAACAAGACCGAGGAAATATATATCAAGCTCCTGAACAATACGGTCAACAACAATACGGTCAACAACAAATGGTCGCAGAACAAGCACTTCCGTCACGTGATATACCCATGGATACAACCAACGTTACGCAAGATGCTCAGACACAACCTAATTATATTCCGCCGCCGCCACCGGTTCATGATTACATTGCAGAATATGCAAAGGAGGATGAAAAAATGCGAACGGCGGAAGTAAATGATAAAGGCAAATTATTTGATGCGTTTGTATCGGAGATACAAATGGCTCTATTTGTTGCTGTATTATTTTTATTGTTCCAGACATCCATGGTAAGAAAACTGATGTGGAATCAATTTACATGGCTTCCGATATTGAACGCTGATGGAAACCTTAACATGTCAGGACTCATATTGAAAAGCTTCATGTTTGGTGTATTCTTTTACGGTAGTCAAAAAATGGTGGACTTCTTGACCAGCTTATAATTACTTTCTCGCCTTGCGAGTCTTACCACCCTTCTTCTTTTTATTAGACGGGTCGTATTTCAAAAACCAGGACTGATACTCTTTGGACGTCTTGTTCTTTATCGATTTCATTTTGTTCCCTCGCTGCACCATAATATCTCGCAAGGACATTTGCTTTCCTATGCAAGGAAGGGTATACCGACGCATTAGCGGTTTCCCCATAGACTCTCTGTCACGATGCATCTTAAATAATTGGTATGACATGCACATAAGTCGGTCTACGTTATACTCGGTTCCGGCGTATATGAATGCGAGATAAAATGATAAAATGGTATCAACTGTTGCAACACGAATCGAAATATCACCTTCATGAATAACGTTATAGTTATGGCAAGCAATTGGCTTGTATACATATATGCGCGCCTTATCGTTCACAATGAATGTGTAGTGTTCGGGTATAATCTCATTAATCTCTTCGTGTTTTTCAATCTCAATAGTTACATTTAATTTGCGAATGTTGTTTTTCAGCATATCAATCATGCGATTGGGGTTAGTGGCAAGTACATCAAAACTCGGCGTCATACCCATGCGTCCATTCTTCATAAACATTCCTGCGGCAAACGCGCCAAAGAATACGCCCCCTTGTTGCAACACGGTGTCAAATATGTTTTTCTGAATGGGATCATTGTTGACAATACCTTTTGAAATGTTAACGGGCGGACAATTCTCGCCCCGCATAGGGTAATAATGATCAAGAAGTTCCAGGCGTTTTACAATTTTCTCCCATCGTGAAACGTCTCCCATGGGACGCGATAACTCCAAATGCATGCTCATTCGGAGAAAATCCGGAGGGGCGTAATGAATATGGTCTATAATCATGGCCTCTTTTTGCAATTTCTTAAATAACGTGTAAGGAATCATTGTAATATCAGCAACTGGTACATAATCCGCAAACACCTTGTATGTCCCATGATGCACCCCGGCTTTTGCCTCTATATTCCCATAGCCAGCCCTGTGAAAGATATCAGCAAGTTCGATTGCATGCTCCATCGCTTTGGGAGAATAAAAATCATAATCAGGGACGTCCAATTTTGGATTGTAAAATCGGGCGTCCGGAGGAAGAATATCATTGATCGCGGACCCACCATAACAAACAAGTTTCTTATTGCGGATGAATTCACGCGTTATCTTCAACATGTTCACTACACTTACATCTTGCGCAACATTCTTTTTCTGTATATCCGAAATCGTATCGGATCGCTCGCGGACAATTGCCAATTGGCAATCGGCAAAGTCCATATCATCTTTGCAAGGTTTTGGCATTAGTTATATAGTCATTATATTTTTTCATGCATTATTTACAATGCATGAAATTATTCAGTTGCCCGTTTCGCATATGCGATCGCATTTTCTAATGGCACAAACGCACTCCCATGGTGATTAAAAAAATTATCATATTCAACTAATTTGGGAGATTTAAGGTGAATCCGATAGCACGGAATCTGAACCGCATGAGAACTAAGCAATTTATAGATCGACGGTGCGCCGCTATCATTATCGTTATAGAATTCGGGTACACCAATGACTAATCCGGTTCGGTTGGTCAATGCCCCGTTTTGATTAAATGCTCCATGGAACGCGGGCTCATCCATAATATCAACAAACCGCTTTTTTCGGCACAGTTCTTTGGTACCTGACTCGATGTTCATAATGTTTCCCAACTCAAAACATTTGTCAGTAGCATTACAATTTGATCGTGTTTTAAATGAGGGGTCGTATGTGTTGTCAACAACTAAAATGACCTTTCCTTGTAATGATAACAATGGCGTGGTTGACGGGTTGATGGTCCCTTTATATAATCGATCCCCGACAATTTGCGTAATACTCTTGGCAATGTCTGAATATGCATCATAATCATCCTCAATTACCTTTATACGAAGATGAATAAACATGGGATCTGATGGATTTGGCGCAGTTAGCACAAACCCATATCCCATCACTGCCTCTAATGCAGTTTCGAGGGGTATATGATTTCGTGTCTGTGTCGTTTCATAGTTTCGATCGGTTGTTTTACCAACGACAATCTGACCATCCCGCTTCATAATCTCAAAGTCAAGAAAACGGCATCCGCGATTGATTACATAACGGATTGCGTCCTTGCTTACAAAGTCACTTCCGTCAATTGCACTATTATAACTACTTTTAATTAAGTAATTCTGTATAGGAAGTTGTCGGTTACCAGTATAACTATTGATATTGACTGCATAATCAAAAACATGGTCCGGATTAAACCCTTCTTTCTTTGGAGAAAAGTACCATATGACAAAAATTATAACAATCGCCAGCATAAAAACAATTTTCATATTTATAGTTGCCATGATTATATAGAGTATAGTATATACGTATATAATAATGGCTGGTGGACTTTTGAACTTAAAAGCGACTGGTGCTAACAATGTCATTTTAAACGGCAATCCTACCAAAACATTTTTTAAAGTGACCTACGCTAAATATACGAATTTTGGGTTACAAAAATTTCGTATTGATTATGACGGACTACGTGATCTGCGTGTTACCGAGGAATCCACATTTAATTTCAAAGTGCCGCGATATGCCGAGTTATTGATGGATACCTATGTATCCGTCACTCTCCCCGATATATGGAGCCCCCTCTACAACCCATGTACCGAGACAAATAACCGCTGGGTTGCATATGAATTCAGATGGATTAAGGAAATCGGCTCACGTATGATAAAGGAGGTTGTTTTGAGTTGTGGCTCAAGTGTGATCCAAAGATATACCGGGGATTACATAGCGGCCCTTGTAGAGCGCGACTTTTCTTCTGAGAAAAAAGAGTTATTTAATCGCATGACCGGAAATGATCCCGAACTGAATGATCCCGCAAATGTATTGGGTCGCATCAATACATATCCATCCGCATTTTATACACAATCGGCGACTGGCGCGGAGCCCTCTATCCGCGGGCGCACCTTATACATACCTATCAATACATGGTTTACTCTTGACCAAAAGCGGGCATTCCCGCTCATTGCACTGCAATATAATACTCTTAATATATCCGTTACTCTTCGACCTATACAAGATTTATTCCAGGTACGTGATGTATTCGATTCGCAATACAATTACCCTTACATGCGCCCGGACTTTAACGAAGACCGTTTTCAGATGTACCGATTTTTACAAACACCACCAAGTGTCCTGAGTGACTCGTCATACTATGAAAACCAAGTGTCCACATGGAATGCAGACATCCATTTAATGGCCACTTATTGTTTTCTATCTCCTGAGGAGGCAACCAAGTTTGCGCGCGAAGACCAGGTATATCTGATAAAGGATGTATACGAACATAAATTCGAAAACATAACCGGTACACAAAAACTCAAGATAATATCCTCCGGTATGGTATCATCATGGATGTGGTATTTACAACGTAATGATGTTAAGATGCGTAACGAGTGGCATAACTATACTAACTGGCCTTACGGAAACCAACCGGGAGTGCTACAATTGGCTCCACGAAACATTTACTCTCTCATTCCACCAAATACCATTCCAAGAGACTATGGGCCATCTTATGATCCACAAGATGGTAAAAACACTGGACATTATATCACCGGTGATTTCAAGTCCATAAACCAAAAGAATATTCTACAGACAATGGGAATTTTGATGAACGGCGATTATCGTGAAAACATCCTTACGCGAGGCGTGTTTGATTACATCGAGAAATACACCCGAACACAAGGGTACGCAAAGGACGGTTTATATTGTTATAACTTCTGTCTCAACACTGACACCCGCGAAACCCAACCAAGTGGCGCAATTAATATGAGTAAATTTAAATCGACCGAGCTTGAGATTACAACACACGTACCCGAGATTGATTTAGAGAATTCCAATATAGATGTCATCTGTAACGAGAACGGAGAAACAATTGGTGTTCGTAAGTTAAACTACAAGCTATTTGATTATGCATACAATTTTGTTCTCTACGAAGAGCGATATAATATTCTATCATTCATCGGAGGGAATTGTGGTCTTATGTATGCCCGTTAATGACACACTCTTTTTTACCTCATTCATATTATATACTATGAATGAAACAACTTGGAAGACCGACAATCAATCCACTACTGTCGAAGACTTTTCTACCCAAGATATGCTTGACAAGCTTAGTGCATTAAGATCGAAAAAAAGGTACGAAAATTTTACAAATGTACCCTTGGTGGAAAGCGTTCATGACAAGAAAGTGGTAGAAGGACTTGATAATGGTTTTCTTAATGGATATTTTGGACTTAATGATTCTGATTATGATGGTCACGATAACGTAAAAGATGAAAAAGAAGACGTCAATAAGGCTTCGCCATTTTCTGCTGCATCAGACGCCATTTCGAGAGCCATTAAATACATTATGGAAATTATACCTCATTTCATTTATTACATGGCCATTCTCATATATCTTATATTCAGTGGCGGAGATACAATAAATACTGACGGATATGGCCCAGACGATTTGAGAAAATCTCTTAACGATGATCAAAGACACGACATCGATTTGATTTACAATTACATATGCTGGACCATGTCGATCATCCTTGCCATTCCACTCACCTATTCGCTTCACTTTTTCTCTTTTTATAAGGAAACCGTTGTTGATGAAAACCCTGCGCCAAAAGAAGCGTTCAATATTAATGATCCAACGGGGACGCGACCAACGTTTGATAGTCCGGGAGGCGACTGGATACCGCTATTGTTTGGATTCGATTATAAGAAAACAATGGAACTGTATTGTGGGTACGGGAACGATGAGGGCGGCAAGTTCACTGGCCTTCAATTCTTGCTGATTCCCCTATTTTTGCTCTTTGAACCGGCAATTCATGCACTTGACATCATTCATAACACGTTAATGGTGAGATTCCCCTATTGGATCAATTCCGCCAGAGAGTCTCTACAAAGGTATGGAATTCGCATTTCTCTTACAATGGTATTTTTTGTGCTCGCGGTTCTCTTCTCGAATGCACTGTATTATGGAAGCGGCTACTTGAAGAAAATACTCCCAGAAATGTTGAAATTCAAGTTTACAAACAAAAAGGGGGCGCCGTATCCACTGGTCATTATTATATTATTCGTTACACTGTTCCCGTATCTTTCTACCACACTCAATCTCGGAAAGATGTTTACGTCACCCACTGCCGATATATTATCAAAAGAAACGCCCGACAAAAAGGAAAGTGAAGATGGAGACAGTTGCAAAACATCCATGTTTGGAAACGGTCTCTATATTCCCTATGTATCACTTGGATTTGTATCGGCTCCGGTAGCATTAGGAACGAATATTCTCATTTTCATTGCAAATACATTACGATTCATGTTTAGTTATATGACATCTATGACAATTGTACCATTGTATACAGTATTCTATGTATTGATGTATGTAATCGTACGCCCCATCACAATATTTGGTAACAAAATAGGGTCCCTCATGAAGAATATCGATATTTCTAAGCTTGCTGATGGAGAACAGTTCAATTCGTTCTACACAACGGCAGACGGTATTGATGAAGATATTGACGAGGCGGAAATTCGGCGTGTCCTCGACAATGTCCAGCCCACCGGGTTTATAGGATGGATTACAAATATGTCCAACCTGGTTTCAAGACTTTCTACCACATTGTTCTTCCCAGTGTTCACGCTTCTATTCATGTCACTTCTTGGTAAAGCATCAAAGGATTTCTCCATGACCAAAAATGATAACATCCGTGGAATCTCAGTACCATTGTTGAGTGCATCAACTGTAATGATGTTCTTGGTGTATATACGCGGCATACTGAAATCCGACCGCCCTTCCGCAAGAATGCTTCTTAAGTATCTGGGGGTGTCGCCAAGCGAAGGTCTTACAATCGATGACATGGCCAAACAATTAGAACTCATAATAAATAAACACGGGAAGGACACGGAAAACCGATGGGACTATATTAATGAGGAGTTCAAAGGGTTTTTCAATGAAGAAATGAAGGACAAATACCCTGCAGGAGACTGGGCAAGATACGGAAAGGAACGAGACCCCAAAAATAAGGCACCCTACAAAAATATGCCAATTTCTGATTTCAAACAGGGCGTATATAGATACCTAACGCATGCCGCACGGAAATACATGCCCATACATGCACTAATGCGTGACGATTGTACTATTCGTAAAATGTTTAATATGGATATGGTCCAATGTGAATAAAAATATTGTGTTATAAATGGCATAGAATATAGATTCTATGCTGTTTTATATGCCGGAGAACAAAAAATTCTATCCATTCGTTAGCGTATGTACCCCTACATTTAACAGGAGACCGTTTATTGAAAATGCAATTCGCTGTTACAAAAATCAGGATTATCCAAAACATCGTATGGAATGGGTAGTGATTGACGACGGCACGGACTGTGTGCGCGACATCTTTGATAATGCCAACATTAAAAATCTCAAATACTCGTACGTTGATAAAATGCACTTGGGGCAAAAACGTAACTACATGCACACAAAGGCAAAAGGAAGTATTATTGTTTACATGGACGATGACGACTATTATCCGCCCGATCGCGTATCACATGCAGTGGAGGTACTAACAAATAATCCCACTGCACTGTGTGCAGGGTCAAGTGAGATTTATATTTATTTCAAGGGCCTTAAGCGAATGGTGCAATTTGGGCCATATGGTCCCAACCATGCCACTGCAGGAACATTTGCGTTCCGAAAAGAACTCCTTAAACAAACACAATATGAAGACTCTGCTGCAATTGCGGAAGAACGCAATTTTCTTAAGGAGTACACGATCCCCTTTGTTCAGCTGGACCCTATGAAAACAATCTTGGTGTTTTCGCACGAACACAATACGTTTGACAAGAGAGAAATGCTTGAAAATCCTAATCCCCAATTGGTGAAGGATTCTCCCAAAACAGTGGACGACTTTATCAAGAATACGGACGGTCGTGAATCTCCGATAAAGAAATTTTTCATGGAGGACATTGATGCGCTTGTAGATGCATACGAACCCGGGAGACCGGAAAATAAGCCTGAGGTGATTAAGCAAACAATTGAGATTAAAAAGAAACGCAAGGAACTACAAGAGAACCTTGAGAATGAGTTTAAAAACCAGGCTACTGGCATTACGATGGATTATAAAGGTACACCCAATAAAAACCTTAGTAGATTGGAAGTATTAGATGTAATACGGACTCTAAAAGCCGAATTACGCAAAGCAATTGAATACCAACAAACAAACCCACCTGTTAGACGTCAGGATCCAGATGGGTCAGAAACAATTGTTACGACCACTGATTTAGTAGAACTATTGAGAGCATCCAATGCACAACGGGATCAAGCTATTCAACGATGTCAAGAACTCGAGAAAAGATGCGCGGAGCTGGAAAATAAACAGGAAAAAGAGTAAATCGTTTACTCCAACTGAACTATTGCTGGCTCTGTGGTAATAGACTTATCCAAGTAACGATATATCCGCTTTATCTCCAAGCGACATATATCATACCCATCGAGGTACTTTTCAAGTTTGCTCAGATTTTCAGACGACGTCATATCGGGATAGAAATAACGAAACTCTTGAAAGAAACATAGCATATCCTTCTTATCCAGGCCAAGCTTCTGGCACAGTAATGAAATAAAGTTGTTGTTGCTATATTCCGACGAATACTTAGTAAGAACCTTTGTAAATCGAATATCGCCGGTCTTTCCCTTTTTTACGAGTGCGGGTTGTGCATGGAGTATTCGGTTGTTGCACATGAGTTTCATGATATAACTCATCTCATTGAACTGCCATATCTGGTATCGAAATGTAATTCGGTCAATATAATCAGCGAAACAAATGTTCTTGAGAAGTTTACAGTATATGGGAAGATGACTATATTTATTCCCAAACAAGTCTACAACATTCTCGTGCCATAACAATGAAACCGTGGTGCGTTCCGTTTCGTTCATAATGTCACCAAACTTTGAAAATGGTATGTCGGTATTGAACATTTGTTTGGTGATTTGTTTGACATCATCGTTGTAATTTTTTATCTGGAAGATCTTTACAAACGATACCTCATCAACAATTTGTTTATTCTTACTGTATAAGTCTGTAAGGAAGTACAGTTTTCTTAAATCTCCTTGAATGTAATCCAATGCAATGCGTTTCATGGTGTCACTAAATGCGCCGAACTCAGGGAGAATCATATCCAAACATTTTGAAATCTGAGAGTTTGTAGGTTTGGATATCTCGAATACATTACACACCTTCATGAGCTCCTTTGTTTTTTTATCTGATAGCACGTTACCAATGCATATGATGGGTATATTGCTTCGATGTTCGCTCTGTTGCTTCTTGGTTTTCTTTTGTCGAATTAGTTTGATAAGTGATGTGATGCCCCCTTTATCCCCGCTATTCATACCATCAATTTCATCCATGATGATAGCCAAGTGGCGCTTTTTCTTACGCATCATATCAAGAACATTGACATTGGCCAAGTGGTCGCTTGTAAGTGACTCAATCAAATTCTTATTACGAACATCACTTGCGTTGTATTTTATAACATCATAATCTATTTCTTTCAATAGTCTTTCTATAAAGAAGGTTTTTCCTGATCCAGGGCAACCGTGAACATAAATACCTTTTTTATTATTTGATGCATCGCTATATTTCTCGAATGCCAAGATTTGTTCTTTGATGTCTTTGTCAATTTCGTTGCGACCAAGGATATGATTGAACGAAGGGCGTTGTTTGTGCATTACTATTGATATACTATCTCCTTTATACATATTTGTTCCTCTGTAGTGAACAAATATGGTGTTTCTATCGTCCAAACGCACTAAAATCGGACGTTATGGGTAAAAAATTATTTTCGCCCTTATCTGGGACGGCACCGAACCGGTTATCTACTCCTTGGCTTACTTGCTTTCCAAAATATTGAGTACGCTGCGTAGCACCGCTGTCCGTATTCGTTAGAACATTGGTCTGAGGCGCAGTCATTGGTGTAGTTGTTGGTGCAGTCATTGCATTTGATGGCGCGCTGCGATTACCAAGTCCCTTGATACCAGAATAGATGTCGGTGATTACAGTTTTCACACCCCCATATACATCTCCCACTACACTTCCGGCGACTTTAACCCCACGTTTCCCGGCGGCTCCAACGTCTTTAATTCCGACACCGGTAGTTTCTTTAATGACCTCGTCGGTCTTTCCAACGGCAGTGGACACGGTATCACCGGCCTCATTGATTGCTTGCTCAGCGATATTCCCGCGTTTTTTCGATTGTTCCTTAACTTCCTCATTTGCGGCTTCGCCCTTCGCCATAGATTCGCCATTTTTATCGACCATTCCTGAGCCACCGTTACCACCGCATGTGGTACATACACCAGCACAACCCGAGCAGTTAGGGCACTGGGGGCATACAGGAGGTACAATCTGCGTTTTCAGGATATAATCATCAGATGGCAGCTCGGTGTTATTAACGGCGGGTTTTTCAGTAAGAGCATCGTCAAGGTTCTTAATCACAAGATCACCTACATGTTTCATTAGTCGATCAGTGAGCTTCTCCTGAGGGGAGCGATCATCCTTTTCCGCTACATATGGGGTTTCCGATTTAACAGGAAAAATTCGGCTAACTATGCTCACTCCATTTTTCTTATGGATAACATAAATGTTAACATTGTCCATGTAATGGTTATACACAACCACATTTTGATCAATAACTTTATACCATGAATGGGTTTCAATGTGACTAAGCTTTTTATCAGTATTCGCTTCATTACCGTTGGGGTCAATAGAAACCAGGGTATCATCATCATTTACATACAATACGCTTCCGGTCTCGGGAACATATGCAAAACGATCATTCATAGCTTCAACGCCCGTATGAGTTTTAGTAAGGTTTGAAATAGCATACGTTTTATTTGCATTGGAATTATCAGTTTTCGACATGTCAATTGTTTGGTTGTACATGGTAGTGTTCATTGATACTAATTCAGGACAATCACAACATTCCATTTGATCCCCGACTTTTCGTCCCCATCCTGATGCGCAGTTTGGTGCTTCAATGCACTGAGAAGGTTTTCCTTGGAATTTGCAATCCTTTTCTTGTGGAATTGACTTAAATGCCATGGTCTTTACAAATTTGGCACTTGTGACATCATCCTCGAGTTTACCCTCAAAGACATGCAAAAACGTGGATTTTCCGACCGCGGCATACATTACTGCCGTTGCATCAATATTTTTAGGCGTCGATTTTTTGTCAGAGCGTAACAACACTTTCGGTACTGAAGCGATGTCTTTCCCGCCATGACTAAAGAAACCCGTTGTGGGATTCAATACTCTGCAGCCCCAATATCCACAGCCATTCCACACACCTTTATCGTATGTAAGGGACATCATATCTCCAATTTTAAAAGTTTCACCTTTACCTTTGTAAGTTCCATCCCCATTAACTTCGGGTCTCATAAGGAGCTTAACTATATCATCGGAATCTGTTAATGTTGTTAATTCCGCCATTCCAAGTTTCCTCGTCTTATGGTTAGTATATAACACTTTTTTTGAATCTGTTGCATTGACAAACATGACCCAGCTACTTACTGGGATAGGTGAAGTTGAATCAGGGTCGGCGGGATCAATAATTTTCACCAAAGGTACTTTCTCCCTTGGTTCGTCTCCTGCGAAAAACATCTCTAAATCGAGAGTGTCGCCGTATTTAACATCAGCTGCGACCCCTCCCTTTTTGTAGGAGGTATACTCGAGGTTCTTTGGCCAATCCATTAGATTGCTTTTATTAATATCACATCCATTGCACATTGAACACCAGCCGTGTTCTTGTGCATAACTATAATGTGTACAGTCCCCATTCTCATCGCACTTACGTTGACATTCTAACTGACCCGGCCTGCCCTTTTCTTTTGTGTGAATTCCGCCCCCTAATTCTTTCCCCCTGCAGCAACCACCCTGTTGTGTTTCTTGCGCGTACATATATTGGATACTTTCTTTGTTCTCCGTACCCTCACTCGTCGCACTAACAGGTTTATCTTTTTTTAAGGCATTGAATTTATAAAATGTGGGTGTACTTTTGCTAATCATAACACTCGAATATTCAACGCTGGGGGTCATTTCAATGTTATCCCCATTTCGGGTCATCAATTTAAGTCCAGTTCCCTCATCGCTAATCAAATTGCCATTTACGGGATCAAAATAGACATTATTGTGCACATGTTTTACTGCACGATTTCCTCCATAGTAATTAGAGAGTGTTTTATCGGCGCTCTCAAAACCTTCAATATTTATGCGCGGTCTAATGATAAAGTATACCATGAGTACCACCGCCACGGCTATAATTATCATTAACCATGGTGACAATGCAGATAACCACTTCATATGTATATTATACCGGTACAAAAAAACGGGTTGAATATATATAGTTAGAGTAATCTAAATGCCACTAATTGACTTTTACGACGAGCAATACAAGTATGAAATCTGCGTTGATGAGGTTGGGCGCGGTTGCATGTTTGGAGATGCCGTCGTTGCATGCGTTATTCTGCCTAAACCATGCACATTTGCACGTGGAAATATCAAAGACAGTAAGAAATTTTCATCGAAAAACAAGCTATTTGAAGAGGCGGAAAATATAAAACAAAATGCCCTATACTACCACACATTCAGCGTTCCTCCAGAAACAATCGATGATATAAACATTCTTCAAGCTGTCATGTTGGGAATGCATCAATGTATAGATTGTGCAATTGATTTCATTTTAAGTATAGATCCACATGTTAACTGTAAGGATATTATTGCAGTTATTGATGGTAATTACTTTCGTCCAATGAAATTCAAAAACGAGTCATTGCCATTCGTAACGATAAAACAAGGAGACGGAAAATATGTTGGAATTGCTGCAGCGAGTATAATCGCAAAGACCACACGAGATACCAATATCTATACGTTATGCAAGAACGCGCCGTTCCTTAATTATAGATATGACCTCGCTAAAAATGTAGGGTATGGCACAAAATCGCACATTGATGGTATTCATAAATATGGAATTACAAGTGCGCATCGCCGATCATTTGGTATATGTAAAACAGCAAATGTAACTGAAAACATCAATAAAAATATGTATAGCGAAGAATACTTTAGTGGTTAATATACATCTTCTTCTATTAGCTCATCCTCTTCCTCTTCTTCGCTCCCTTCTTCAAGGCTCATCAGATAGTCATCATATTCCTGCTCATACTGCATAGTTTTTGCAAAACTGTCTAATTGGCCCTCTTCCATGTAATAAAGTCTTGATTCTTCAATCCGTTTCATCAATGCATCATCTAACAATTTCATAATCCTTTCTGTTTCCTCTTCGTTTTCGTCGTCTACCATTTGTCTGTTTTCATCTATTGTGAATGCCGCATCTATTGAATCGTGCCATCGGGTATGATCAATACTATATTCAGTAGTGCCTGTGGTATATATACTGCTTGCTCCTGGATTTAAAACATTATTATTAATACGCCTCATGATAATAGGTCCTATCCATGTATTGTTTTTCCAATAAGTTGGATTATTTCGGTTGTATTTGTCATCTTTCGGTTCGGTTTTAATTTCGTTCAACACAACTGATTTCCAAACGCTTGAATCGGGGGTTGGATTTGCGCGAGCAATTTCATGCTCACGCACAAGAAACGACGGTAAATAGTGTTGCACTGCGGGTTCTGGTTGTTTTCTTCTTTGTGGACGGTCGTCGTGGTTTTTACAGAAATTATCAAATTTGGGCGCTTTCGAACGTTTGGATACCTTACTATTACGTTGCCACATACTTTTTGTAATAGTGTACTTAGATTATTACAGCATCAATTTTATAGATTTTTTTAGGAATATATAATAACTATGTCGTTTACTCGATTTTATGATGACGAGACCCGTATAAGAAAACAACTCGCAGAATCCACGTTTTTAGGAAAATATATGCTGAACGCCCCCGGGCCAGGGAAAACGCCATTTATGGAGGATTGCTATTTGCGTCTTCAACGTTTTGGCGCAAATGTGCATAACAATGGAACCGACATCGAAAGTGATATGAGGGGTCTTACAAGAAAGATCACCCGTGATGATGTTGAATCTAATAACTTTCGTACTCACGCAATTGCGTCAAGTCCTATTACCTATGGTACAGAGAACCCATTCGTTGAGGAATCGCGATATTCTCACCCCGTATGGGAGACTTTAGAGACGGATTTCAAGGATTCCCTTTCTATAAGACCCAATGAGACCCAGAAAAATTACTTTGAGCCTCCATTTAATCATAACCTTTCGTCTCGTAATGAAGACAAGGATATGCATGACGCAGGCCTTAAGAGACCCAAAATGCATTCCAATAACATGTGTAACATGTTCGACAACCATTATTGCCAATTTGAGAATATGTAATTGTAAGAGAAATTACATAATGTGCAGTTAGTATATATTGCATATTATGACCGACGCGATCAAAAACATATTTTCATCAAAAACTCTTCCAGCCATGTCAATTACGGCGAGCGATGTCCACTACATAGCATCAAGGGATTGGGTGAACAAATTCAAATCATACATAGAAAATGCAAATAAAATACAAGAATCTCTGTTAAAGCAGATCGATACCATTCTTAATACCTTTCGGGATGATTCAAAAGGGCGTATTGTTATCATATCAGGAATGCCCGGATCTGGAAAAACCGATATTGCCAGGGCGCTTCAGGGTCTCAAACGACCATTTAAACACATACAGATTGGAGAAAACCGAATAAATAACCATCAAGAGCTTCTGGAACGAATTATAAAGGAGACCACCCGGAAGAGCAAAACCCGACTCGTCATAAACGGAACGCTTCTCGGAAACATGGCAATTGAATCAATTGTTGATGCCGTAAAATACGCTGGCATTGAAACACACGTTATTGTTGTAGATGTACCCATGGAATATGCGTATTTCAACAATGTAAAACGCTCCGAAAAGGCTGGTTCAAACTATAACATGTTACCTCTTCAAAAATATGAACGTCTGGATATCATGAATCATTTGACACCAATGGACAATGTAATTATGCATAGAGTTCAACATGACGCAAATATTATGTAATCATTCTATATACCAGTAAAAATATGGAAGCAGTTGTACCACTATTTGCTTTAGGATCACTATTAGTAGTCAACAGAAAACAACGAGCAAAGAAGGAAGCGAAGGAGGGGTTTAATAACACAAAATTGCCCAATGCCAACGTTCCCGATCGTAATTACTCACCTGCAGCCGGGGATGTATCAACAGAAACCGATAAAACGTCGCAGCTGTCAACTGTAAATAAATATGTGAACCCGGCTGGTGCATATACCGACAAGTATTTCACAGTAAACGACCAAAATGCCTCCGAGGAATTTACCTCCATTTCTGGAATGAATGTGGATAAGTCTTATTTCCAGCACAATAACATGACCCCATTTTTTGGAAGTAGAGCGCGGGGTTCGATGCGCGACGATACCGCCAACGAGGCAGTTTTAGATAACTATACCGGCTCCGGATCTCAGGATGTCGCAAAGAGAGAACGTGGACCATTATTTGCTCCCGAAGACAACCTTCACTGGACCCATGGTACCCCAAATCAAAGTGATTTTCTCCAGGAGCGCATAAATCCGAGTATGCGCAAGGCGAACGAGCTGCCATTCAAGCAGGAACAGGTAGCGCCCGGTCTGGGTCTTGGTCCCACCACGGAAGGAGGTGATGGGTTCAACTCAGGAATGATGGAACGAAGCGCATGGATGCCGAAGAACGTCGATAATCTCCGTACGGAGAGCAATCCCAAGGCAGGAGGCATTCGAATGATCGGGCATGAGGGGCCCGCGGCAGCCCGTGTGAAAAACATAGGACGCGAAGGGAAGTTTGAGAAAAATCGACCTGATAGACACTATGAAACTGGCCCCGAACGTTGGTTTACCACTACCGGGTTAGTGAAGGAACAGACCTCTCGTGCTGAACAAGTAGATAGAATCACCAACCGTCAAGATACTACCCGAGAGCATGTACCGGCTGCTGCCCAATATACCGCAGGTGAGTACATTCCAGGTGAATATCGCGAAAGTCATAACATCCAACTTGGCGAGGTGCCATTGGGTCACGCCGCCATGACCGGAAAGTCTGAAGCGCGAGCAAATGAGCATGGTCGTGAATCCGCAAAGGCGTATCCGAATAACCGCACAGTTGGGCAACAAGAAACCTATTTTGGCGCACTTACCACTTCGGTGAGCGCTGCGATGGCTCCCATTCTTGATGTCATGCGTCCCAGCCGTAAAGAAAATGCCATAGGTACTCTACGACCTTACCAAAATCCTGGTACGCGTGTATCGGAATCATATGTCTATAATCCCAAGTCGAAGGCCCGCACTACTCATCGCGAGTCTATGGTGAAATCAGACAGATATCTCAATATAGATGGTAACCAGCATGGTGGCGCATATCAATCCACCGAACATCAAGTTGCGTACACCACTCGTGCGGAAACCGGCAACTACGAATATTCTGGAGTTGCAGCAAGCACCCAAGGAAAGAAAATGAAGTCGTACGATTCCGTTGTGAAAAACCAGCGAAATAACGACATCAAAAGCTCAACCATTGAAGGACGCCTGGTCCGCGGAAACGCCAAACTCCTGAATCATGAAGCAAATGTTCGTGTGGCAACAAACCGAGCAGAAATGCTTAAGAATAACCGCGCGCAGATTGCATCCATGCCAACGCAGGTACCCACCGCGAGACACATTGGCGAATCTTCTGTCGCAAATAACAGTCTTGATATAAATGTCCAGGCTGAGCGCGCCGATCCATCTATTTTGGATGCCCTGAAGAGTAACCCTTATGTTATAGATTTCACAAAATTCAATTAAATAATCATAAGCTGCATTGCAACGTATGATTTATACACCCGATTGTATGTTATTCAAATTATATTTTTAAGGTACGAACGATATTCTATGAGCGTAGTACAAGTGTTTTTATTGATTTTTCTCATTACTAAACATTTATCCAAATTAAAAAATTTTTTATTCGCCTCTTTGAGAGACAGCATCAAATAATATTCTCCGCGTATGTATTCTTCCCAATAGGCATCTTCTTTTTTAATAAGATAACTACTACTAATAATTGGATTAAACCGGTAAAAATTAAAATCTGATATATCGCCAACGGGTATGTTAGACACGTGAGAAATATCCCCAAAATATCTGCATTTCGTACCAATAACATCATGTGTATGCATATAAGGAAGTTGGCATGATAGTTTTTCCGGGAGCCAATAATCTGTGACATGTAGTACCGCAATCCAATTATGTTTGGCGTGTAGCATCATCTGATTCAATGCAGGCGTCTTTCCCTTTATATGTTCTAAATCTAATATCTGTATGTCCGTAACATCATTACATACACGTTCACTTATTTCAACAACTTGTTCATACACTTCTGAACCAGGAACATGACCGTTTACGCCAACAACTATTTGATATCCACGATAAGACTGTGAAATAACCGATGATATGCATGTTTCATAATCTTCAACGCCATGATATATAGGTATTAGTATCGTAATCATAGGTAAGCATGTCATAGGTAAGATACATTATACAAACATACGTTTATAGTCTGAATTTGACCGTTTTAAAAATGTGAACCTCTTCATATACCACATGAGCGATAATCAGGGATTTTGTTATCCAATCGAGATACGGATTATTGATAGGCGAATAATCAACCGCGGTCAATATTGACGCAAGTCCGCATACTGCTATTATTGTTTCTGGCAAAGCATGTTTTATGTGTTTGTAATTCATACGATAATGGTTAGGTACATGAATGAATATCATGTAATATATGAACAAATTCCATGACATGATTGATGCTGTAGCCACAAGCATACTACTGCAAGTGAACTTTATCACATTCTTTGTGCTTCCTGCGGTACCAAACGCGGGCATATCATTACGAAAATGTATAATCGAACTTCCAAGAAAAAGAGCATTTATAAAATCGTCTTGATGAAAGAAATGACATGCAAATATTCCCGCAATTGTTGCGGCGTTAATACGATATAGTTGATCCAATAATTTATATTTATTAGCATGTATCAAATCGGTCATTCCATGCGGTGCAATTATTGCGGGAGGGGCAATGTTCATGATAAATTGGTGCAAAGATGGAGTAGGAAGAATGATCATATAGTACGTACTACGGTATATTTTTTATACTGCCACGTCATCACTTAATAGTTTACACATATTTTCAGCCTCAATGTTTTCTTGCTGTTTTCGAAACAGTCTTTCGTATATTGTATCATCGCGGAACCTCACTGAATACATATGCTGAATATGCCCGCGCCCAATTCTCCCGAGCGACTGAATCGTCTTTTGTTGTGTCATATCGCAAAGGTCCTTTCCAATAACCCCGTGACAAAACTGGTAATTCGTACCGTATATATAGTCACTTGATGCAACAATGATAAACAGACATTGTTTGCTCGCCAACCGCTTCATGATTTCGTCGTAATGTCGATTGCTCTTTTCCCGCGGCCGTAATACACCAATGCCCAATAAGAGAAGAATCTTAAGAGAATTATCAACGCCAAGAGACATAATCTCCGTCGCAGAGTCCTCATCAATCGAGGGAGAGAATGATTGTTTGTTATACTCACCAATGCTAACCCATACACTCTGATGTTCCTTTGTGTTTGGGACATACCTTCGATCCAGTGTTACTGACATTATCTGTCTTCTCAAACGGTTAATTTCAGACATATGACGTTTGGTTTCGTTATTAACATTATGTTTGATTTTTCCCTTTCCTTTACTGTCAGGATCAACATGCTTCTCAAATTCCTGTTCAACCAGTTGCTCGAGATGGTTCATCTTTTTATATACCGAATTGTTTGTCTCTATTGTTTTTTTCAGCTGATCAAGAACAGTAGTTGGAATTCTTGACTGTTGTAAATAAAAGTTTCCGATCTTCTCTGTGTCTTCACAAAGGTATATCGTAGGTCCATCTGTGAGTGTATGTGCATCTTGTGTAGTTAACAAAACCCCGCTATCGCTTGCGTTGGGATACTTTGGTTTGTCCTTCTTTAATAATTTGTCTCGTGCATGTATCCACTGGTCCTCAGTAAGAGACAACAAGGTATTGATATACGCAAACTTAATTGTGTCCATTGTAATTTCTTCGATTTTTGTAAAATACTGTGCTATGTTTACGACATCATCTTTGTGCACCTGATATAGGAAATCGGCAACTCCTCCAAGATCAAAATACCTCAACAGCGTTGGGTGGTCATGACAATATTGCACCGTACTTTTCATATCTTCATATGAATCACAAAGGTTGTGGACCAAAATACATTTTCCACCGCGGTTCACAAGAGGTATGGATTTTGTATAGTCATTGCTTCGAATGTCATGGATACGCGCGGAAGGAAATCGCTTGATAAAATTATCCTTAACCGGCTGTATCTCATTATTGTCCGGAAGAGTTGCGCATGATAATACCATGTTTGGGATTTTGTTGCTGTGCCAATTTTTTGAGATTGTCTCGTGTAACTCATGTTCTTCGTGTTCAAGCGTAATCGTGGGCTCATCCCAGAACACAATGAGTCCCTCTGCTGGTCCGAACCGCAGCATGTATTCCATGCTTATCAAATACGATTTCACGTCACAGATAAGGATCTCCACATTGTCGCCCACACTGTTGTCGACGCGGTATATGCCGCCGCTCTTCCAATTACGTTCGTAGTCTTTGGCCGCAAAGTAGTGCAGACGAATATCCTCATCAGTCTTACACCCAAAGGCAAATGCCACTTTGCGACCCACAGATATCGCTGATTTTGCGAGTGACATGCCTATATGACGGGCCACGCAAACAAATATAACTCGAAATCCAGACGCCAGACCAATGGGCGTGAGAGTTTTTCCAGTACCTGTAGACGCACAATACGTAACAAGATTTCCTGCTTGTTCTGTGTCATTGGAGAATATTCGATAAATGTCTTTTTGGTGTGTGTATAATTGTTGATCTTTGTACTTTGTTACATATTCGTTTTGTTCTATAAATCTTGATGCATTCTTAATAATATGGGATGGCTTTACCTCATCATAATACTTGTTAATCACTGCATTTGAAAATGCCAATACCCCACGATTTATATCTTGTATAGACACGCGGAGCACCTGCACCAACGAATAGAGATACGACACATAGCACTCCCTACCCTTCTTGTGGTTACGCGCAGTTTGATAGCAGAGCTCAATCAACGTAAATTCAAATATTTTTTCTTTGTTTGCATCAATGTTTTTGTCCAAGTTTTGCAGACGCGCAAGATCAACGCTGTTTAGTTTTTTCAAAGTGGCGGCGGGAAGAGAATATGTCACATCAGGGCAGTATTTGCGAATAACTGTCTGAATGCGTTCGTGAAAATGCTTCTGATAAAGGTGGAGATGATAGACATCCCCCTCCATTTTGAGGAATTGCAGGAGTGATTTATGATCGTTATGACGAGCATCAGGATTGTCATAACCGCGTACAAGCATGTCAAGAACATTTTTTTCCGATTCGGATACTGGCACCTCCAGACTCTCCCATTCTTGTTTGGTGATCTTTGATTGCGTTAAGTCCATTGTTTGTATACACATTTCATGAGACTCCCTTCAAATCAATTTTCGAAAGAATTCACATAAAACTTTCCCCAGCACTATACTATGTTCTTTTTCTTTTCATCAAAGGTTACCCAGATAGGGTACCCAGACATCCAAAATAGCACAAGTCGAAGCGATGTCCTTATCATAAATACCCTACCCGCAAACGAACAAGAATGTCTCATAAGCGGCACACTCGCATGCCAAGATGAATCAACTACAATCAATCAACTAATAACGAGAATGGCATACAATACAAACGAAATTATCGTATATGGACGCAACACGTGTGACGATAGTTGTCAAAAAAAGGCGGAACAACTTGTTAAGCTCGGATTTCGCAGAGTACATGTGTACAGCGGAGGACTCTTTGAGTGGTTGCTTCTTCAGGATGTATATGGGAGCGAATGGTTCCCGACAACATCGTATGTTACTGACATTTTAAAGTACAAACCTGGCGTCACACTAAGATGACAGCATAGTACATGAATTCATAAAATTGACTGTACACGTTAAAAATGATGAATTAAAATCATCATCTTTAGTATTATGTTTACGCAGATTGTCTCTATCGAAGGAAACATCGGGGCCGGTAAATCGACCATACTTGACTACCTCCGATCTCTCTACGGGGGAAATAACAGCAAGGTTTGCTTTGTCGACGAACCCGTGGATATGTGGAAAGATATTCGCGACGATGAGGGCGACATATTGTCGAAGTTCTATGCAGACCCGTCAAAGTATGCGTTTGCATTTCAAGTGATGGCATTTGCCACACGGGTGCAAAAGCTGAAGGCGGCCATGCGCGAGCATCCAGAGGCAAGAGTGTTCGTTTGTGAACGATCCCTGGAAGCAGACTACAATATCTTTGCGAAAATGCTAAGCGACGACGGGAAAATCGAGTCCATTGAGTACCAGATATACCAGCAGTTTTACGAGGCATATACTTCAGATTTTGTGCATGCAGGAATCATCTACGTCGAAGTCCCTCCTGAAACATGCGCGGAGCGCATCTTGATGCGTGGAAGACCCGGCGAAGAAAACATCGAACTTAGCTATCTCCAACGATGCCATAACTACCACTCAGACTGGCTTGATGCAGACACCAGAGATAGAAACATGCTGCGCATAGATAATAGTAAGAAAAATGTAAACATCATTAATACCTACGGAGAAGCCGTTCGGAAATTCATCGAAAACGTGCCGGGATTCTAATCAAATGATACCTTTATCACAACATCCTCTTTTTTAATGCATTTGCATGCCGATACAGACAGCTCCTCGCGCCGCTTTCGGGTCTTGCCGCCAGATGGAGTCTTTGTCGCCTTCCGTCGCGATCCGCTGCGTTGGTTCATGTCCGCTTCTATTTCATCATAGTGCTCGAGTATATACTCTATAACCTCGTTTTCGAATATCCAGCGGAAAAAGTTCAGCTGACCAATTGTCGTCTCTATGCATGTATTGTCATCAAACGGTATCGTAATGCGCTCCCACCTACAGAAAGGGTCGAACCGCTTTTTTGAATACCCTTTTAAGCACAGCCTATACTCGGGGAACACGCGGAACCGCTTTCCCGTTTTAAGATTATACACAATATGCTCCTTTTTTGAATAGTTTGTGGGGAACCAGTCGAACATGCGAAGAGAAATCACGAACTCCCCATTGATGATCGATGCAAATAATTTCAGTATCTTGGGATCCTTGTAGTATTCCATGAGACTTCCTATTAGTAAATCATTTTGTGTTGTGGTATAACGAATCATTGCATTCATGATGCCACAATGTTTATATTGTTTGGTTACCTTGAGTTATTGAAACGGACAGAAGTAGATTTATCCGTTGGATAATAGAAAAATGAGTAACGTTATTCTGCTACTCATTTTTTAAATTTCAGATTTGGCATAAATGCCTATTTAGTTAGTGGTTGGGATGGACGGAGTCGCCTATAGTTTCTCTAATTAGAGTACGCCACGCCCGCCATTCCTGAGACCACGCGAAGCACGTTCACGCCGCGAGCATACACACGGACCTTGGCGGTGTTGGTGGAGTCAACGGTGTTGGAGCTAAGCACAAGCTGAAGCACGGCATTGTCGATGCGGGAGAAGTTGCAGGTTCCCGAGGGCTGGTGCTCCTCAGGGCGCAGGGCGAAGGAGTACACGTTGATACCGGTATCGGGGTTGCGGGTGTGGTGCTGGAAGGGCTGCACGGTGTCGAAGTAAGATCCCTCGCGCTCGGAGAATCGGTCCTGGCCGTTAAGCTGAAGCTTGGCGGTGACGACCGGGTTCTCACCCCAGCAGTGCATGGAGTGGGCAGCCTCGGCAAGCACGACGCTGGTGGCGTCAGAGACGGCCTCCTGGAACTCGTTGCTGTTGATGATGGTTTCGGCAGAGGCAGAGGAGGCGAACTGAGTGAGCGAGTTCTCGATGACATCAAGGGCATCAGTGTAGTTGAAGGGCTGGGCACCCAACAGCTTGAAGAGGGGCTTGCCACCCACAAGAGAGTCGCAGTAGTTAACGTTGGCATCAGGCTGCACAACCCACACAAGTTCCTTGCACGGGTGGTTGAAGTTAAGCTTGATTCGGTTGGAGGACGAACCCACAGATTCATCACCAGTGAACTGCACCTGCTCGATGAGGTACTCGTGGGGGTTCTGGGCCATCTTGCGGCGCTCATCGGTATCAAGGAAGATGTAGTCCACGTACAGAGAAGCGGCC